GCGCCAGTTCCTGAAGCCAGCGACCCCATGCCGGAGCCCATGAGTGCTTTCGGAATCGAAGCGCCGCCCGTGAGCGCACCACCAACGCCACCACGGATCAGCACATCGAGTGCTTTCTGAGCGCCTTGCGGCTTCACTCCAGACTTTGTGAGCCCGGCCTTCTCGACCATCTTCTGAACGAAGTTCGGATCTTCTGTCAGGTCCGGCGCCAGGTCCGGCCGACCGAGCGCCGTTGCACCTGTGCCAACCGCCGCCTTGCCGAGATTCAGCAACTGGTTTGGGGCGTTCAGCAGCGCATCAGGGATGGCCGCTGCGCCGCCATACGCTGCGTTCCTGATAACGTCTACGGTGGGCGGCGCAGCCGTCTTGGCGGTCGCAGGATTGTTCGGTGCGGATGCGGGTTGCGCACCGCCGCTCGCCTTCGCTTCGAGTTCGTCGATGCGGCGCAGTTCTTCGAGTTCTTGGCGATCATTGCCGGCCATGCTTGGCTTTCAGGGCGGCAAGTTCCGCTTGTTCTGCGGCGGTCAGGGAACCCGACGCTTCGGCCTTGTGAGGCCCGAGAGAACGGATCGACTCGGTAATCACGCCAACCTCGGCTTTCCCCGTCTCGATGGCCGTTTCAGCCTCGTCGCGCATGACCTTGAGCTGACCCCTGATCTGCTCCGGCGACATGGCGACGTTCACCAGTTCATCCGCGGTCTGCTGCGCTGAAACGTGCAACTGCGCGTTCGACGTGGCGCCGGTCACGATGCGCTGATGCTCGCGCGCCAAGCCGCGAATCGCGGTATCCAGATTCGTGACATCGGCATCGCCTGCGAGCGCCTTGCGACCCGCCTGAATCCAACGGTTGAACGCTGGCGTTTGACCGGCCACGCCGGGGTCGAGGTACTTCTCGACGATCTTCGACTGGTTCTTGAACTGCCCGATGAACCGCTCTGCCGCACCGAGAAATGCCTGCTGCTGGTTGAGCGCCTTCTGCATCGATTCGCGCTGTGCCTTGACGACGTTCACGTCCTGCGGAGACATGTTCGACTCTTTGGCGAGTTGCGGGATTCGATCCTTGACGGCGGCGATCAACGCCTGTCCGACCTTGCCGCGTGCGAGTCCAACCTGCCATGAGTTGTCCCCCGACAGCGATTGCCTTGCGTAGAAGTCAACCGTCTGCTCTGGGATGGATTTCGCTGCTGCCGCCTCTTGCGCCTTCTGCGCCATCACCTCACGGTGGCGCTGCTCGGCGAGCAAAAACTCCTGATGGCGTTCGCTCAATCGAGCATGAGCGTCTTCCGACTGAGTGGTCATCTTCCACTGTGCGTCGAGCGCCGACATGCGATCCTTGAACGACCGCTGAAGCTCCTGAGACTTCGCGCCGTTCCTCGTGTCGATCAGGCGCAACTGCGACTCCTTCGCCGTCAGCGACAGATTCGTGTCCTTCAGCACCTTCTCGCGCTCGTCGAGCATCTGCTTGTTCGCGGCCATTGCCTTCTTGAAGTTCGCATCGAACTCGTCATAGGCCCGATTGTACTGCTCCATGTCGCCCTCTTGGGCGCCCTTCATGGCGGCAGTCATGTTGTTGAGCGCAGCGGTCATCGGCTGGCGCGTCAGTAGGCCGGCGAAGGCTCCGAGTGTCATCCATACCGAGGCGGCCTCGCTGAGTTGCTTCGGGTCCAGGTGCTTCGCGGTGTTCTCGGGCAGCGGCACGCTGTTGACCGGCTTGCTCGCCAGCGTGTCGACCTCGGACGCGAGCCGACCGACATCGGCCATCACCGGGGCGCGCTCCGCGTCGGCCGCCGCAGTCTGATCGAGCATCTGCTGTTTGTTCTGGTCGAACATGCGTTGCGTCTCGCCGCTGAAATCGCGGGGAACGCTCGCGCCTGACTGCCTCGCCTTCCACTCTTGGTAGGCGCGTTCCTTCGCGGGATCGGCGAGCGTTGCGGCCATGTGTTACCCCGGAGTGCCGACCGGCGTCGGTGCTGGCGCCTGCGACGCCTGCGGCGTGTTCATCCTCGCCAGCATGCCGATGAAATCCTGCATCGCCCGCTGCGCCTGCTCGTCCTGCCGCATCCCCGCAGTCACACCGGCCGTCAGTGTCGGATTCGCCACGCCGGCTGCAGCCAAGCCCTGCTTGAGCATGTTGTCGACCGCCTGCTGACGCATCACATCGGCCTGCTGGTCGATCTGCGACATGGCCTGCTGGTGCATGCTCGAATTCGACAGGCCGGCTTTTGAATAGTACTGGTTCAGACCGGCCTTCTGCTGCTGCGCCCACTGCGCGATAGCGAAGGCATCTGCGCTGTTGAGTTGTCCGCTCTTGAACTGCGTCAGCAACTGATCCGACGCGGCTTTCGCCGGGCCGGCGATCTGCTGCATCTGAGCCTGCGCGCCGCCGGCGCCCTTCATCTGCTTGACCGCCGCGGCGCCGCCCAGCCCGAGCTGTGCGAGTTGCAGGCCGTTCATGCCGCCCTTGCCGAGTGCTTGGAGGGCCTTGTCCACGCTCGCGTTTCCGGTCATGCCGGGTTCTGGCGTCGTGGTCGTGAGCGTTGATCCTCCTGAAGCACCGCCGCCTTCCCACGGACCCGCGCTGCCACCGCCTGGTGCGCCGCCGGTTGGCACACTGCCGCCGCCCACGTCCCACGGGCCGCCACTGCTGCTGCTCGGAATTGCGGCGCCAGCACCAGCAAGCGCACCGCCCGCTCCCGTGTACGCTGCGTCCCATGCTGGCACGCCTGACGCTACTCCTTCGCCGAGGAACGCACCGTTTCCAACGGGTGGGCCAGCGCCGCCAGCAGCGCCGCCAACGTCCGCACCACCAGCAAGCGCCCCACCCGCTCCTGTGTATGCCGCGTCCCATGCCGGAACGCCAGATGCGATGCCTTCACCGAGGAACGCACCGTTGCCGATGGCCGGCGCAACAGCAGCAGTAGGCGCAGCACCAGCGCCTGCCCCCGCGCCGATCATCCCGAGCCCGCTCAACGCCGCTCCCCCGCCGATCCCGCCGAGCACCAGCTTCGTCAGGTTCCCGAAGTTCTTGAACGCTTGCGACGTGTTCTGCCGCGTCACCGGATCGACCACCGGCTGGCCCTGCGCGTTGAGCACGCCAGTTGTCTGAGATCCACCGCCAGCGGGGCTCGCCGCGCCGGCCAGGCTGTACCCATGCTGGTCGAGCCACGCCTGAACCTCGGGCGTCACTCCCGTTGGCAGGCCAGCCTCCATCGACGGCCCGCTGTCGCCTCGATTGGTCAGTTCAGGCGCACCGTAGGCTGCGAACTGCTGCCCACCCCACCCGAGTTTGCGAAGCATGTCCTCGCCGTACGCAAGGTCCGGGCTGCTTGAACCCCAATCGAATGCCATGCTTTTCCCCTAGACAGTGAAGTATCGCCTCATGGGTGCGACGGCACAAGGCTACTTACCGACCCACGCCCCGGACTCACGGACGTAGAGTGTCGTTCCGGCGCCGCCATCTGTTCGGAGAAACAGCGACCCGTTTGCCGCAGTGATTGCCGGCGCACCCGACCCGCTAAAAATCCCCGTCGTCGTGGTCTTTGCCTTGCCGTGGAACAGCAAGCCCATTGATGTGTCCGCGGCATTCGGGTCGATTGCCACGCACGCATTTGCAAAAACACCCATCACGACTTGAAGGTTGCCAACGCCACCGCTTGCTGCCGATGTTTCAAACAGTAGGCGGCCAGGAGTAATACTCCCGCTCGGTGCGCCATCGCATTCGGCTTGAACAACAGCCACTGGAGCATAGTTTGTGTTGTCGTAATTGCAGTCGAATGCCACAGCTCCAGAGACATCGTTGTTCGCTGCGGCTGTCGGCGCTGCATATCCGGTGTTCGCCCTACGAAGCCGCATCGTCGGTGTGTTTCCATACCGATCAAGCTGAATGGCGCTGGTCTGATTCACCCAATGCCAGTAGGACGTGCCAGGGCCACCGACGCCGGTGTTCCCGTTCTGCTGCATCTGGATCGACGCATGGTCGATGACCGTGGCGAAATCAGCGATGCCGGTGTTGTTGAAGAACTGCGTGAACTGGAAGCCGCTGCCGGCCGGGTTGAAACTGGCTGGCGTGAACTGGTTGAAAGCGATGATCGTTGCCGAGTCGCCGCCGGCGGCGTTGCTGTTGAAGATGGCTTTGACGCCGAACGTAGCGCGCGGGTCGAAGTCGTTGCCCATGATAAGCAACCGCTCGCTGTTCACCGCAAAATTCACGGCGTACCGCGTCCAGAATTGGAAGTGGTTATTGACGAGTTTGATTTCTGCCGGATACAGCGCAGCAGTTGCAAACGCACCAGCCACGGTGTCGGACAGCCTCACGTTATCGTAGGTGTTCCCGCCAGTGTAGTGGCCGGTGAAGTTGCACGAGTTAATGGTGATCTTCTGGCAGTTGTCCGGCGCCCAGCCGTTCGCACCTTCGCTGCACAGGATCAAGGCAGGAACGGCCGTGTTGCTTCCGAGATAGCACCCACGAATAGAGCCGCCGTCCTGGCTGCTGATGATGGTGTTGTACGTCACGCCGTAGTCGACGGTGCATCCGTCCAACTTGAAGTCGTCGCATCCGGCGATCTTGACGTTGATGTCCCACCCCATCAGCTCGCAGTCGCGCAGGATCGGATTGCCGGAATTTGGAGAGCCCTGACCGTCAGCGAAGAACCCGTAGCCGAATCCCTGGCCGATGAAAATGCACTGCGAAAAGTACGGGTTGTTCGCCTGGTTGCAGTACACACCGCCGGTCGTCGTGCTGGTGAATTCGCACTGCGTCCAGACGGTTTCACGGCACCCAACGAGCGACACGCAGTAGCCGCTCGCGGACGAGAATTTCGCTCCGTGAACGTCCATGTCGAGGTAGGTGTTCGCACTCGCCGTGGCGTTGTACTTGATGCAGACCGCGGTGCTGGTCGCTGCCCACCGCCCGCCGACGACGGAAATTCTGTTCCCGTGGTCAGACTTCAGCAGGCCACCAGCCGAGGACGTGCAGTTGATCGTCGCACCCTGCGCGTAGATCGTCGCGGCCTTGCCGTTCATGTTGCAGCTCGTCAGCAGGAACGTCTTTCCTGCGTCGAAGACGATCATCCCGCCGGCTGGCAGCGCGGCGAGCACGGTCGCCAGGATTCCGGCGCAGTCAACCGAGCCAGTGCCATCGGCACCGGCTGCAACCATGCTGACGCCGTTGCCGGTCACTCCGACGACGGCTGCGAAATTGTCGTCCAGCCACGACAGCGGGATCGGGCCAGCCTGGGTAGCAAAGGTATGCGGAACGCTCATGATGTGATCCCCAACTTGGCATTGATGGCTGAATGCAGCGCCGAATGCACTGCCATCCAGTCCGTGTACTGTGTCTCGTCCTTCAGGTCATAGCTCGCCAAATCGGGCGTCCCGAGGCCGATCTGCGAGCCGATTCCGATGTGCAACTGGTAATGGTCAAGCATCCATGGTTGATTGTCCATCGGCGTGTCGGCAAGCGGTATCGAGTTCGACTGCAAACCGGAGCGCATCATCGTCTCGGCGATGCCTTTGTGCGCCGCCGCGTGGTGCCCGAGGAATTCGTTGAAGGCGTCCTCGTCGCCAAACGGCGTGTCCGCGTAGATGGCAATGTTCACCACGACGCCCTCTGTTCGTACTGCAAATGGGCCGCGTTGTAGATCGTACCTGCGCTCACGCCGCGCACAGTGATTCCGATGTATTTCCCAGACGTTTCAACGTCGATTGCCTGGAATGTGTAACCCGACGACATCCAATTTACGACGAACGCCGAATTGTTGATCCACGAAACGATCGCGCCTGAATTGTTCATCCACTGCACTAGATTGCCGCCTGACAGCGACCACTGATAGTAGTTCGCAGGGTTCTCGGTGTCGATGGTGCCGATTAGTTGCTGCGGCACTCCGGGGTTCACGAATTCGATGCCGAGCTTCAGAGTCTCTTTGTCGCGCAGCGGGTCGCCCATGTCCCACAGTTTCGTGACAATGGTCTGCGCGCTGTCCGACGTTGTGTCGCTGAACAGTTTGTACAGGTTCGTTCCTTCGGTGGCGTACAGAACAGCCTGTCCGCCTACGATGGCCGTGTCGATGTTCACCAAGTCGCTGCGCGGCGATGCAATCCACCATTTCTTGTTGAAGAAGATCAGCAGAATCGACCGCTTTTGACCAACTATCGGATTGATGTCCGCTGGGTTGCTGTACTTCGCCAAGTAGCATAAGCACAGAACTTCGCCGATTACGGCTGTGCCGGCGGTAAGTTCAACGTCCGTAGTGATGAACGGAAAAATACCGTCCAGATCGTCGGACATTTTCTGAGTTGTTGCACCGTACAGCGCATAGATGCCATACGGGTTTGCCAGCCACATCGAACGGTAGTATGCGGCTACTGAGTTTGCGTAGCCTGTTCCGACAACGGCACTGATGTTCGTATTCGAGAACACGGTGATGCCGTTCACGACTGCCACATCGGCAACCACGTTGACCGACGACTCGCCGACGATGTACAAAAAGTTGTTCGCCGACCGCAGCGTGATGATGTTTCCGACCAGCGTTTCGTCGACCATGACGAACGATCCTCCGGCTGCGGCCTGGGTGAAGTCCGACACGCTGGTCGGCGCCGAGAACGCGATCGTCCGGCCGCTCGCCACCCACACGCGGCCAGCGTAGGTCGCTACCGCTGTACCGCCGCCAGGCACCGCCGCCAGGTTCGCCGTCACTGCCCCGGCTGTGCCACCGCCTCCGGTCACGGTGATGGTCGGCGCGGACGTGTAGCCGGCTCCCGAGGCCGTCAGCGTGATCGGCCCGATGCCGAAGTTCAGCGTGAACGTCGCAGCCGCCCCATAGCCTCCCGTCGTCGCCGCGGGGTTGGCCGGCGCGATGGTGTAGTCGCCGGTCGTGATGAGGTTGAACCCGTTGATGACGCCGGCCGCCACCGACGACACCTTGATCTGCGCGGCCGTGGTGAACGTCCCGCCGACCATCGTCAGGACATCGCCGACGACATACCCGGCACCACCGGCCGTGAGCGTCGCAAGGCCGACCTGAATGTGGCACGTCGCTGCGCCACCAGCGCCACCACCGGACGCGAACCCGCCAATCGCCGGTACAGTCGTGTATCCGAGGCCAATTGCCGTGATCGTCAGGCTTTGGATGGTGCCGTTCCACTTCTTGAAGGTGGCGCCGTCCCATGTGAAGTAGCCTTTCGACGGGTCCACGATGACTGCAGTCGTGTTTTCCCACTGGCAAACGTCGCTCCCGCTGCCGCTGAGTGTTCCTGCGACAGCAACTGCCGTGACCACATGCGATGTCAGGTTGACCGCATAGATCGCTCCATTCGTGGTGAAAACGATCTCGTACCCGACGCCCGATAGGTTTACCGCCCGCATGTGGTACGCGGTCGCCGGCCATGACGCAATCGACACGCCAGGGCCAGGCGGAACGATCATGTTCCCGAAGCCAATCGGCATGACGTTTTCCAGCCACGCGAACTGGTTGTCTCCGATTACGGTGCGGTACGCCTGGGTGTTGATGCCCTGGAAGTCTCGCAGAGAATTGTTCTTCTTCTGCGAGTCCTGCTTGTTTTCGGCTGATGGACGCTGCGTTGCCACGGATCAACTCCCGTAGGCGCTCGGTAGTGTCCGCCTCATTGCCGACCGGATGGCGTGCTGTAGTTTGCGCTGGTACAGCACGAGGAACGTGTCCGACTCGTTGTGCGACTGCTCCTTGAACTTTGCAATGTGCGCGGCGTAGAACGGCAGAACGTCGGTGTACGGATAGATCACCGGAGACACATCGGTCGTGTTCACCAGATCGGTCGGCGTCATGACCGTATCCCACTCGCTCACGTAGTTCTGGTCAGGAATCGGCCCGATGTACCACGACGACTGCCCGTAGGAGCAGCTCCACACCGGTCGCTGCGAGAACCCCTGCCATGCCCGCACGCTAGCCTGAAAAGCCGTGAACGGCATGCGATCGAGCGTGATCCGCATCGTTCCCCACAGCACCGTGATGTTCAGAACATCGAGCGTTTCGGCCGCGAGAATGCTTCCGGTCGCTGTAGCCGTCACTCCCGCTGGCGGCGGGGCGATTGTGAACGCCGGCGCGGTCAGGTATCCCGAGCCCGTGGTGGTGATCGTGATCGCGGCCACTGCACCGGCCGTCACAGTCGCGTTGGCGACAGCCTGGGTGCCGCCGGCCGGGGGTGCAGCGATCGTGACCGCGGGCGCCGCGACGTAGCCAGATCCGCCCAGCGTGACGAGCGCACCGCTCACCGAGCCGTAGCTGTACAGCTCGATGCCGGTCGAAATGTAGATTTGCTGCAAGCGCCGCAGGCAGGCCGAGTCGGCGACCGTGCGTCGCTGCGCCTGGTTGATCGCCGAAATCAGGTCCGGGTCGGTCCAGTACCTGCCGTTTGCATCATGCAGCAGCCGGCGCGTTTCGGTGAGGTAGTTGGCGAGGGTTGCCACATGCTACGCCCGCTGAACGCTACGATCTTTGGCGGCGCATCGGCGCAGCAACCGAGCCGGGTGGCGGAATGTCATAGACGACTGGATCATCGGCAACGGCAACATCTTCGGCATCGCCGGCGTCTTCGACGACCGAGGCGGCAGCGGCGTCGTCAGCCGCATCCGCCGCCCCGGTGTCTCCGACCACGGGGGCTGGTCCGTGGCTGACTTGAGCGAACGGCGCATCGTAGGTCGGATGCGCGTGCTCGAATGCGAAGTTGTTCAGGATCGCCACGCCTACCTCGCGCGGATCGGTGGCCTTGGCCCAGCCGTGTCGCGCGAGGACTTCGGTCTTCTCCCACTTGCCGATGGCGAAGATGTGAACGCCGGCATCGTCCGGGATGATGACTGGCTCACCAACCGGAAACTCGTAGTCGATGCCGTTGAATCGCCCGGTGAAAGGGAAGTCGTTTCGGTTGGTGATCTTGAACATGAGTGCCCCTCAAGGAATGAGCCCAGCCCTGGGCGTGTCAGGCAACGACGCTGAAGTACGACGAAGCGGTCGTGCCCATGCAGCGGATGCGCGTGGCGAAGCCGTCGCTGACGACAAGGCCGACCACCGGAGTGGCATTGCCAGTGATGAGGATCTGCCACGACACGAGGCCGGCCGGCGTGATGACTTGCGCCGTCGCAACGCCGGCCACCGAGTAGCCGGTCGGCGAGTTGTAGGTGTTGTCCACGCACATTTCGACGTTGGCGTTCGCGTCCATCGTACACAGGATGAACCCGGCCGGCAGCGTGAAAACCGGCTCTTGAACGATCGTGCCGGTGATCGACCCATCCGGCAGGTTGCATGGGAACGAGTACACGCTCGACGACGTGATCGACGAAATCGTCCACGTCTGGTTGTTCAGCAGCAGGCCGGCCGCGCCGGTGCCGCCAGAGAACGTGACTTGCTGGCCGATCTTGGTGTTCAGGTGGTTCGCGCACGTCACGACGGCGATGCCGGTGGTCACGACAATGCTGGTGGCGACGGTCAGCTTGAAGCGGCTGATCGTGACACGGTTCGCCGCCGGGTCCGTGATGACGCCGGTCGAGTAGTTCGGCCCCGTTTGACCAGGCACCGGCACCTGATTGGCGATGAACGTCCCGAGGACGGGGAGTTTTTGCATGCCCATGTGATTCTCCTGAAATCTTTCGGCCGGCGATCAGAGGGTTGCGCTGTTGAAGCCCGACACGCGGACCATCGAGTTGCACTTCGTCGAGATGAGTTCGCCGAGCGTCAGCAGCAGTCCCAGGTAGCCGAGCTGGCCGTTCGGCAGCGTCGACTCAAACCCGGTGAACGCGAAACTGGCCTGTTCGTGCAGGTACAGGTTCATGTACCGGCTGTTGGGCAGATACAACGCTCCTTCCGGGCAGTAGAAGTCCGGGAAGATCGGCACGCCGCTGACCATCAGCGCGCGGAACCCGCTGCGCGGCCCGTCGCCGCCGTCGAACGATGACCCCGGCGTGATGTTGTACTGCTCCTGCCCGATGAAGTCCTGCTGCAGCAGCGACCACGTACCGAAGCCCATCAGCCCGTAGGTCGGAACCTCGCCGCACGCTTTGGCCGCACCGTTGATGTACTGGCTGACGTTCTGGCGCGTCGGGTTCACCGATCCGGCCGCGTAGACCTTCGCTTTCCAGAAGGCATTCGACGTGCGGTTGATGTTGCCGAACGAGGCCAGGTTCGTGCCGTCGTCGATCAGCCCGTTCAGGCCGTTGAACGCCTGCGAGTTGGTCGTGTTCGTGTACATCGCCGTCGCCATCGCGTCGGACATGACGTTGCCGGCGTCGTTCATCACGGCTTCGATGCGAGGCACGACGGCGTAGTCAACTTGGACCGCTGATTCCATGCCAAGGAACGGGATCGGGACCATCGCCAGCTTCATGCTGTACTCGGCGTCCTGAATGCCGTTCTGCTGCGCCGGGACGCCGAAACTGGCGTCGTAGCCGCCCCATTGCAGCGTCGTCATGCGCGCACCCTGCACCGGGACAGTGATGGGCGAGATACCGCCCGACGCCACCTGCGCGTTGGCGATTGCCGACGCGAGGAACGGCGACGAGTTGTAAATCTGCACGGTCAGCGTCGGCAGGAATGCCCGGCGGGTGATTGCCGTCAGTTCTGCGCCAGTTGCACCGGAGGGCTGAATGCCAACGCCAGGGAGTGCCATGTTTCTCTCTCAACCAGCCCTGGTTGTGGAAAAGTGATTGCCGTGAATCTTCATTTGCTCGTGAATCAGGAAGCTCGACGGCCGCGCAATTCGTCGATCACCGAATACGCGGTGCCGTAGGTGTGCTGCTTCGGATCGCCCTTGATCGCGCCGAGGTCCGGGACGACAGGGGCGCCGAATCTGCGCATGCCAGGCAGCGACGAGGCGGAAGTCGGCTCGGCCTGCTTGCTCTGCATGTCCATGAACTTCTTGGCCGTCGCGTGGTCGGCGATCTTGTTGTCGACCATGACCTTCTCGACGGCCACGATTTCTTCGTCGCTCAGGCCGAGTTTTCGGCGGCTGGCTTCGATGTCGTCCCTGATCCGGCGTTCCTCGTTGGCCTTCTCCATCCGCTCGATCCGCTGCAACGGCTCGACCATCAGGCCGCCGATGTGGTTCGGGATGTCGATTTCTGGAATCACCGTGTCGGGATTCGCCTGCTTGGTCAGCGACAGGAACCCGCGGCGGGTTTTCGGATTCGACGCGAGCGAGTTCGCCAACTCGGCCAGCGATTCAATCTCTTCCGCGGTCTTGCCTTCGAGTCCTGCCATGATGTCAGCCCCTTTGGTTCGTGAATCAGCGTGCGTGCCGTTCAGCGCGTGCCGCCCGGCTTGCGGATCGTCATCGAAGACTCGCGCTGGTCGCCGTTCGATTTCGTCATGCCGCCAATTTCCGGCAGGCGCGGCGGGTTCAGCACAGCTCCGTTGCGGCGCGCGTTGTCGGTCGGCTGGCGGATGGCGTAGGACTTCGGGGCGAAAAGACGGGTGTTGCTGTTTGCCATGTGTTTCTCCTGCGATTTGACAGATTATGCGGCTGTTTCCGCGAAATTATGCAGCCATCGGCTGCGGTTGACCACCCGGCATACCGCCGCCAGGCATCCCCGGCATCTGCATCGGCTGCTGGCCCATGGCCTTCGCCTCGGGAGACATGCCGCCCATCTGCGGCAGTGACTGCATCAACTGCATCAGCTCGGCCGGCACCAGTTCCTGCGACTTCGCCCGGGTGTGTCCGAACTTCGCCGAGAGCTTGGACAGCACCGACAGCACGGCTTGCCCTTCCTCGGACTCGCTTCCGAGCGATGGCAGGGTCTGCTCCAGCAAATCCATCGCCAGCGTGACGTTCACCATGGCGTTCTGCTTCTCGCCGGCCGCGGGCTGCGGCGTGGACATCGGAGCGCCGCCCGGTGACGCGCCCTGCGGCGGAGCTCCGGCCGGCATCTGCGGCGGCGCGGCCGACTTGCCGGCGCCGCCGGCAATCAGCTTCATCAGTTCGGGGGGCATGCCGGGCATGGGATCAGTCGTCAGGTGGTCGGGATCAAACGCCGATCAGATCGGGTTTTCTTCCCACATGAACGACGCGGCCATGCCGGCGGCGCCGCACACCGTGCTCGTGTAGATCGCCGCGTATCCGCCAGGCGGAATCACGAGAGAGCCTTCCATGTCGTACAGAGCCCATTGCGTCGTCTGCACGGTCGCGGCGCCGGTCAGGCCGGAACCGAAGACAGTGTGCAACTGCGGGGTGCCGACCAGCGTTGCGGACAGCGCGCAGCGACCGATGGCGCGCGGGCCATTCAAGTACGAAGACAGGCCGTCCGTTGCCGCTGCGGAGAAGGTGGTCGTGCCGAGCGGGCTGTAGCCGGCCATCACGCCGACCGTCGCCACCGCCGGGAAGACCACGATGAAGCTGACGCCGACTTTCAGCACGGTCAGGTTCACCTGACTCGCCGCCGGGTTGATGAGGGCCAGGCCGGTGTAGGTGGTCGCCAGCGCGACGGTCGTCACGGTCGGCGTTGCGCCGCTCGATCCGACGTAGATGTTCTTGCGGTACGCCTGCTCGTAGTACCGGCCGTGTAGTTCGCTGACGATCTGGTCGCCTTGCTTGCCTGCTCGGGCGATGATCGGAGACGGGCCATCCGGGTTGTTCTGGACGCCGACGACGCAGATGTTGGACATGCTGGTTCCTACTGTGTGAATTTGACGGTTGCGTCAACGGCTTGTTCGGCGCGCATGAATTCTAGGGCCAGTTTCGCCGTCATCCCTCGTTGAGAGAAGTACAAAAGCTGCGAAATCAACCGCAGTTCCTGCAGAATCATCATCAGCGCCTGGCCTTGAGGGCCGGTGATGATGTCGTTGCCGGCTTTGATGTCGAACTGCATATTGACTCAGGTGCTCAGTGTGCGCAGTCGATCAGAGCACGTAGACCACGGGCGCCAGGTCGGCGGTCCATGTGGTCGGCGGCGTGATCGTAGCCGGAACGGTGCCGAAGGTGCCGGCGAGAATTTCGCCCAGCACGTCGATGTACGTCGCAGCCTTGACCGTCTGGATGGCGGCGGCTGCGGTGCCGTTTCCCTGCACGCCGATGAAATACCGTTGCGGGCCGAACAGCTTCAGGGACGTGACCGTGGCGCCGACGTTGTTCAGCACGAGCGCGAGTTCCTTGAACGTGTTCGCGCCGGCCAGCAGCGCGCCGGCAACGGCCGACGAACCAACGAGTTTGCCGTAGGAGTCCCAGATCGCCACCATGATGTTGTCGGTGGTCGCAGTGCTGCCCTGGAGCACGCCGATCTTGGTGATCGTGCGGTTGTACGGGATCAGAATGTCGGTGAGCCACCATTGACCGGCGATGTCGGTGGTTGCGGTGCCGATCGATGCCAGCGCGGTCGGCCCGATGAGGATGTTGCCAACCTTCAGGCGGCCGCCGCCGGACGGCGTGGCGCCGTTGACGTTCAGGCCGACAGTCACATTGTCTTCGGACTGAGAACCGATGTCCTGGCCTGCTTGCAGGTAACCACCTGGCATATCAATCTCCGATGCAGATTCAGTGCGGTGTTTGGGTGGGTCTGACGCCCCACTGAGCCGCGAGGCGTCGCGTTAACGACGGCCCTTGCGTCCCTTGCGGCCACGCCGCGCTTCCAGCTTGTCGAACATGGAGTTCTCCTTCTGCAGAGCGGCCACCCATTTGTTCGGCAGGGCAGCCATGGCCGTAAGACGACACGATTCTGTGCGTTTTTGGCACGAAGTCAAGCACGTTCATGCGAATTTTCACATACCTGCGAAAAAACACATCATTTCACTGCCGAAAGTCCGGGTGGCGGCTTCGGCTGGTGTTTCTGCGCCTCGATCTGCTGTTCGTGATCGGCATTTGCCTTCGCGGCAGCTATTTCCTTGGCTTCGATGGTCTTCAGTCGCCGCAAAAGCACGTCCTTCATCGGCGGATTGAGCATTTCGATGAACGATGCTCGGTCGATGGACTTCGTTTCGAGCATTTCTCCGGCCAATGCCTTCTGATCTTCGACAAACAGTGGTGAATTCGAGTGCGCGTCGACCTTGACGATCAATCCTTCATCGACCTGGGCGAGTATGAACGGCATCGGCTTGACACCTGGCTTGGTAGGCTCGGTCTGGTACTTGTCAGGGTGATACTTTCGCATCGCCTTGAAGCCCTTGGTGGCAAAGAACTCCAGGCAGTCCTCGACGATCAGAGCGCGCTTCTTGATGCGCGAGCTGCCGAGCCTGCTGAGTTCGCTGGTCTGCCTGCCGGAGCGCACGCCAGATTCACCGCGGCCTTGCAACAGCGGCGGCAAGGCCGCGGCTTCCGAGAACATCTCGTCGATTTCGCGCACGTCGGCCCACAGATCAGATGGCACATCCCGCTTGAGCAGGTTCACCTTCGCCATCGGGTTGTCGCCGAGCGGCACCGTGCCGCCGGCCTTGTCCAGAGCCAGGTCGATTTCGTCGATCGGCCCCGAGAACCCTTCCAGTGTGCGCGGCGGGTTCACCTGCTTGTCGAGAAAATCGTCGATTCGGATCAGCGCGCGATTGCGCTTGTACTGAAGTCCGATCAGGCGCGAGATGATGATGTCGCCCCAGAAGTACCCCTTGCGCGGCGACGGGCAGATTTGCGTGAACGGGTGAATCTTCGCAACGAAGATGTTTGACCTGTCGTACACCGTGATTCGGCCATCGGCCATCGTCACAGTCTGATAGTCCTTGATGTCGTCGTTCCAGATCCACAGTTCGCACATCTCGACCAGATCGACAGAGATGTCGGGTGTGTAGTCGATTTCCGTCGCGCCCCACGCGGGAGCGCCGTTGCCCCGAACCGTATTGCCCGGAGTTAGCGGACCCGATCCGATGGTGTTGGTGACGATGATCTGCCGCAGTCGCGCGGGAATCTCGTCGCTCGTGGCGATCGGCTTGGCCGCGATGTCATCGAGAATCTTCTGCTTCTGAGGATGGTCCGCCAACTCGCTTTCGAGCTGCGTCTTCGTGATGTAGTAGACGTGGCAGATTGCCTCCTGACGGTCCAGGCCGTTCACGTCTTCTCGGTACACGCCGACGCAGTGCGGCTCGACCGAGTACGGAACAAGTCTGCCGTCGTTCACAACCCACTTGCCGAACATCGACCCGTAGACCATCGACAGGTCTAGGGCTTCGCTGAACACGAGGTCTGCGCCCGTCCCCATCCATTCGCTGTTCATCGCCTTCGACACAGCAGGAACCTTGTCCCACTCGTCGTCGTTCACATCAGGCGGCAAATGCCCAGAGAACCGCGTCGTGTCGGCCGAGTACAGGAACGCGGTCAGCGTGTCGACGATGGCGAAAATCTTGTTGTGTGTGGCCTGTTCTTCCTCGGGCGCGCAACCGTGCGTGTAGTAGTGCTGAAGCAGAGCGTATGTCTTGCGGCGCTTCTCCGCGGACTTCATGCACCTGTTCGCCACGTCGCTGTAGAACGACTCGCGTTCGAGGTTGGCGTTTGCGTCGCCAGTCGGCGGAATTTTCATGCGTCCCCCTGCGGAAGACCCGCGTGCGAGCCATCGTAACTGCCAGCAACGATGATCTTCGGAGGCGCGAATTCGCGCACGATTCCGCCGGTGCCATCTGTGGCCACGACACGGCCTGTGGTCGGGTCTTTGACCAGCGACGACGGATGCACTCCGGCCGATCCAAACTCTGACAGCGGCTTGAAATACGTGCCCATGTCCTGACCGGCGTTGTCGCCGTGACCGATCATTTCCATGGCTCTCGTGGTGCGGCTTTCCTGCTCGTGCGTGACGCGCCGCATGCCGTCGCCGCCGCGCTGGTTCATGTTCGTAAGGCCGTGGTCCTTCGCAAGCATCTCGAACGACTTGTTCACGCTGCGATAGCCTGCCGTCTGGATCGTCGGCGCGGTGCGAAACGCGCGCTGAACCATGCTCGCTCCGCAGCCGTGCGGGCACAAACAGGCAGTGCCGTCGAAATCGCCGTGTGCGAGGCAGATCCATTCCTTGACTACTGCCACACCATCATCCTTTCACAGCACCCAATCTCCGAGCATCTTCGGGAACGGCCGCGCTTTCGGCGACTGCGCACCCTGAACGATGGTAACCCTTCCGCTCGGGGAGAACAACACGCGCCGCTGAATCGTAGGTGGCAGAGGCTTCGCTTCGGCCGCGGTGCGTTTTTCAACGACGCCGTTGCGCTTGACGATCAGGCCGGCCTCGATGCGCAGCAGGGTCTGTGAAATACGCTTTCGAGCGGGGATGGATACGGTGCGTTTCTCGCTCACGAAGTTGTACTTCAGGCGCCCGACATACGCCTCGTCGGAGTGAGACAGCTCCGCGATTTCTTTGGCCGAGAACAACGCATCTCTGCCGCCTTTCGGCCCGCTCATGCTCGTCATGTGCTTGCGCAGCAGCCTCGTGAGTTCGGCTTGAGGCAGCACACCGACCTTCGGGTCGTAGGGCAGGTCAGCGTCTGAAATCTCCGGGGCCTGCGCGATCGACCGGCTTCCAGGGTCGCTGCGCGCGCCACGCAGATCGCGGTACACATCCCCGTGCGCCCTGGTCCGCGGGTCCGGGTTCAACTCGCCGCGCAGATCGCGCAGCACGTCGGCTTCGTTCTTCCGCATGTCCTACGCTCCGTGTCCTACGCTCCGTGTCGGACGTTTCCTACGCCTCGTCAGACTTTCACCCCGATGCGGGCCAGGTATCCCTTCATCGACGGCGACACGGACGGCTGAATTACCCGCGAGGCCATGCCGTGCGACTCATCAACACCGCCCTCCTTCGGCTTCAGCAGCCCCTGCTGAATGCACTTCATCCGAACGAAATCCGCCCACGCGACGTGCGCCAATCCAGCGGCCATCACGCGATCGTCCTTCTTCCGGTCCGGCGCACCGAGCACACCATCGTCGCGCACCACTCGCTGCATCTCTTCAATCAATCCCGTGGAATTCACTTCGCTCACTCCACGCTCGAAGCAGTCCTTGTAGAAATTCAGCATCCGCTCTTTCGTCTGCTGCGTCGTCTGCCAGTGATACGCCGCCGGCCGGCCGAACGTGTCCAGCCGCTTGTACAGATAGTTCTGCAGGTTCTGAACCACATACATGATCTTCTTCGACACCGGAGACTTCGGCTGCGCGCCGGCCATGCGGCGCATGTTCTGAATCTCCTGCCACACCGCAGCACCCGGCCCGTTGATTTCCAGGTTCAGCATGCAGTCCCGGTACGCACCCGCCAGGTACAGGATCACCCACGCGAACTGGTACGTGTTGCAGTCCGGCGTGTTGAACTCAGCCACCTGCACCATCCCATCCCCATAACACCGCCACACCGACGCGCAGAACCGATCCGCCCAATCGCTGCTCCCATACGCCGGGTCAGCACCGATCACGTACTTCCCGCCAGGCGCCCCGTTCGCCGGTGGCACGTACCCCTCCCACACGGTCAGGTTCACATGCTTGGCAATCGTCTCCGTGATGTCGCAGTCCTCGAAGTTCTCGCGCAGCACGAACCTGTACATCTCGCCCTTCGGCAAACGCTTGATCTTCTTCATCGCATCACTGAGACGCGCCGTGCTGAAGAAATTCTCGCCCGATGCAATGAACGCATACCGCTCAGTCGGCGGGAAATTCTGATACATCAGATCGTCGTCGCCGACCTCTTCTTCTTTCTTCCACCGCCACCACGCTATCTGCTCCGGCGTGATCTTGAATCCGTACAGGTCCATGACTTCATCGACCCACTTCCGCTCTTCCAGCGTCATCTTCCCATCTTCGACTGTACCCCCCCAATACACGCGGAATTCCTGCGAACCTACAGCCTTCGCATACGTTTCCTTCATCCACCACCCGATGAAAATCGCTCTGGAGGACGTACTGTCCTTCGCACGCTCCCACATGTCCGTGAACATGTTGAACCCCTGCGCCGTCGACTCGTACACGTACAAACGGTGCGGGTTTATCTCGCTCAGCGATGCGATCAACGACGCCAAGCCTTCCTCATCTCCCCACGACGACACTTCCGTCGCGTGCAGGAACGTCAGGCCCTTGCCCTTGCCAAGCTTCGAGTTCTTCCTCGTACCAGCCACCTGATACGCAACCCTGCTGCGATTCTTCGCAACCAACTGAGTCCGGTTATGCGACTCCAGCGGCACCTTGAACTTCTGAGGCAAACCATCGATGTACATCGACAGCGTGCTCTTGAACATGTCCCTCGACTCTTCATCGTGAGTCACCAGCGATCCGCTTAGCCCGCTGTACTTGAACAAGAAAAACAAATCGAGCGCGAGAGCAATCGTCGTGATCCCCAACTGCCGGCCCTTCAGCACCACAAACGAATGCACGCCATCATTCAGACCACGCTCTATCTCATCGATGAAATACCGCTGAGTACCTAGCCAGTTCTCTTCGCTCAGACTGATGACTCCCCCATCCTTCGTGTCCACACGCAACGCAGCACAGAACTCGCGGAACTTCACCAACGACGCAGGCAACAACGCCTCGACAGGCAGCGCCACGACCACCGACGACTGATCGACAGCACCACTCTGGTCCGGCGCAATTACCTTCTTCGCTCGCGGCATCTCCGCAGGATACGCGATTTTTTCTTTGGGGGGATGAATGTGGAGGGCTCTCGCATCCGCGGGCTCAAGTCCATCACTGCGCCCATCCTTCGGCGCCGGCGCCTGGCAATCGGCCGGCCTGGGCCGCCAGGCCGCGACCAATCGAGCGCCTGGCGGCCATCGCAGCCTGCAGCTCGAGCGCTCACCCGTCCGGCGCATCGGTCCCTTTCGGGTCGCGCTGGCCACTCTGCCAGCGCCTCAGACCTCCCCTCCAAAGCCCGCCTTTACAGTCTATGCGCAGTTACGCATGCACTACAACGGGCGTTATGTCAACTGTGGATTGTCCCCATTGCGGGCCATTCCGACCGCACGAACGACGACGAATTGCACTGTCTACAGGCGCAACGGCGTGCTTTCTAGCGTATGTTTTTCACAACTACGTAAGGGATTACGCTGTGGCGTTCACGCAACGATATCGCCCCAGATCAGCCTTGAAGGGTTAATAACCTTTCCCCCATTTCAAGGGCCCTATAGGATACAGTGTTTACACAGTCCCTATATAGCCTCCAAATGCTAGCACTATTACACACCTACATATTCCGCAATGTGAAACACTTTGGGGTGTGTTTACCCTCGGGCCCGAGTGTTTACGCTTAGACAACACTTCGCCCGACCGCGAGTACGGCAAGAACGACGGTCGTTGGTTTTTCGGCCGCAGCGTGGGCCGGCTGGATTGAGGCCTAACGTGCTATTAACCGACGCCGTCAGGCGTCCGGT